CACGGGAGCCTGTTCATGAAGCGGCAGATCGTTGCGCCCGCCGCGCTGTCGCCGGCGGCGCTGGCCGAACTCAAGCAATGGCTTGGCATCACCACCACGGCGGACGACGCGCCGCTGGCCGCGCTGCTGCGCGCGGCGCTGGAAACCTGCGAAAGTTTCACCGGCACGATGCCGCTGGTGGCCGAATGCGAGGAAGTGCTGCCCGTGCGCCCCGGCTGGCAGGCCTTGCTGACGCGCCCGGTGCAGGCCATCACCCAGGTGACCGGTATCGCGCCCGAAGGCACGGCGCTGGCGCTGGCCAGCGATGCCTATGGAATCGAACTCGACGCCGATGGCGGCGGCCGGGTGCGGGTGACGGCGCCGGGCGCGGCCAGCCGGATCGCGGTGCGCTTTGCCGCCGGCCTTGCCGCAAGCTGGGACGCATTGCCCGATGGCCTGCGCCACGGCGTGCTGCGGCTGGCCGCGCACCAGCACCGCGAACGCGAGAGCGAAGGCGCCGCGCCGCTGCCGCCCGCCGCCGTCGCGGCGCTGTGGCGGCCGTGGCGCAGGCTGCGCATGGCATGAGCGGGGGCATGATCCGCGCCGAGATCGCGGCGTTCGATGCCCTGGCCCAAAGGCTTGTCGCCAGGGCGCGGGCCATGGCCGAAGCGCGCGCCGCCGCCCGGCGGGCGGGCGCCGGCCGCTGGCGCCGCGCCGCGCTGCTCTGGCCGCTGTTCACCAAGGCGTTCACGAAAGGATAGGCCATGGAAATCGCCCTGCGCGCCGCGCTGATCGGCTGGCTTGCGGCCGATCCGGCGCTGTCCGCCACGCTTAACGCCATCGCCGAGGAAGCGCCGCTGCGCGCCAGCCTGCCGTGGCTGGCCATCGCCGCCAGCGCCAGCGCCGACTGGAGCTGCAAGACCCATCCGGGCCGCGAAGTGCGCATCGCGGTGGAACTGCACTGCCGGGGCGACGGGCCGGGCAGCGCCGGCGATCTGGTGGCCGCCATCGAAAGCCGCATCGCCGCGCTGCCGCGCGCGCAGGCGGGCTTTGCCGTGGTGACCTGCCAGTTCCTGCGCGCCCGCGTGCAGCAGCGCGGCGAAAGCCGCCGCGCCATCCTGCTCGAATACCGGTTCCGCCTTCTGGCGGAATGAGCACCCCCTTCCCGCTACCCCAAAGGAGCCAAGCCATGACCGCCCAGAAAGGCGCCGCCTTCCTTCTCAAGATCTCCGACGGCGCGGCCCCCGCCGTCTACCAGACCGTTGCCGGGCTGCGCACCACGCAGCTTTCGGTGACGGGCGAGACCGTGGTCGTCACCAGCAAGGACAGCGCCGGCTGGCGCGAACTGCTGTCGGGCGCGGGGGTGCGCGCGGTTTCGGTCAGCGCCGCCGGCATTTTCCTGGGCAGCGCGGCCGAAGCGCAAGTGCGCGCCAATGCGCTGGCCGGCACGCTCGACGCCTATGAACTGAGCTTCGAGGACGGCGAGAAGCTGCGCGGCGCGTTCCTCGTGCAGCGGCTCGACTATGCCGGCGATTTCAATGGCGAGCGCAACTATACGCTCCAGTTGGAAAGCTCCGGCCCGGTGGTGCCGGCGTGAGTACGCACCCCGCCAATCCCCGCCCCGCCAACCCACACACCGCCAATCCGTGCAGGGGCGAAGCCACGCTGACGATCGCCGGCAGCCCGCGCCTGCTGCGCCCCAGCTTCACCGCGCTGGTCGCGGCGGAAGAGGAACTCGGGCCGCTGTTCGCGCTGGTCGAGCGCGCCGGCGCGGGGCAGTTGCGCCTGGCCGAAATGACCGCGCTGTTCTGGCACTGCCTGTCCGATCGCGATGGCCTGAGCCGCGAGGCGGTGGGCGCGGCGATCCTGGAGCAGGGGCTGGCCGCCGGGGCGCGGCCGCTGCGCGTGCTGCTGGCGCAGATCCTTCAGGGCGGCGGATGAGCGACCGTTTCGGCCCGCGCGCGCTGGTGCTGGCCGGCCATGCCGCGCGCCTGCTGGGCTGGCGACCGGAAGAGTTCTGGGCGGCAACCCCGGCCGATCTTGCCACCGCGCTGGCCCCGCCCCCGGCCCAGGCGCCGCTGGGCCGCGCCGACCTCGCCCGCATGATGGAGCACGATGATGACGACACAGCGAACCGACCCGACCGATGATGGTATCGACAGCCTGCTGATCGACGTGCGCGCCAGCACCACGGGCTTTGCGCGCGATGTGGCGGCGATGCGCGGCACGTTCGACAGCACGCTGGTCGATGGCTTCGCGCGCGCCGGCACCGTGCTGGAGCGCGGCTTGCTGGGCGCGATCCGGCGCGGCAGCCTGGGCTTCGACGATCTGCGCCGCATCGCGCTGGCCGCGGTGGACGACATCGCCGCGCAGGCCGCGCGCACGCTGTTCGCGCAGATCGGCACAAGCGGCGCAGGCGATCCGCTGGGGCTGGGCGGCCTGCTTGGCTCGATCCTTGGCCTGCCGGGCCGGGCGACGGGCGGCCCGGTCGCGCCGGGGCGCGGCTATGTGGTGGGCGAGCGCGGACCGGAACTGTTCGTGCCCACCGCCGCCGGCCGGATCGAAACCGGCGGCGGCATCGCCCCGCGCGACGTGCGCGTTTCGATCCGCGTCGCCGCGCCCGCCGGCACCAGCGCGCCGCAAGCGCTGCAACGCTCCGCCCGGCAGGTCGCCAGCGCGGTGCGCCGCGCCCTTGCCGCCAACTGATCCTTGCCACCAACTGACCCTTACCGAAAGGCACGCCCCATGGCCTTCTGGCTCGCCGCCGCCCGCGAAGGGCAGGATACCGACTGGATACAGCGCTTCGATCCGCGCTTCTGGACGGTCAACTTCCCGCGCCCGGTGACCGCCTGCGTCGTCAGCACCGCGCCCGATGCCTTGCGCGTCGATGCGGTGTTCCTGCGCGCGGCCGATCTGGCCGGGCTGATCTGGGACAGCGTGGACCGGCTCGACCATCCGCTGCTCGCCTATGCGACCGACCGCGATTACCGCCGCACCACGCTGTCTTTCCGCTGGCGTTCGGGCGGGATCATCGCGCTCGACGCGATCGACGGGCCGACGCTGACCATCGAAGGGCGCGATGCCGATGGCGCGCCGCGCGTCTGGTACGTGCGGCTGTGGAACTATGCCGATGGCGAGCCGGAAGACGCGCGCATCACCCTGCGCTTTTCGGATCTGGCGGGCGGCTTCCTCCATCCCGACGAAGCCGATCCGGTCTGGCCCGGCGCGATCGACCGCCTGTTCATCTCGCTCGTCGCCCCCGGCTATGACGGGGCCAGCAGCGAAGCGCTGGCCGAACCCGCCGAAGGCTGGGTGGAACTGAGTGAGATTTCCTGCACCGGCGACCGGCCGATGCTGGAAATCGGCGATGCGCTGGTGCCGCCGCACGGGCTGGCCGTGGCCACCGCCTATGACGATTGCGGCACGCAGACCCCGGCGCGGCTGCTGCGCGGCCTGCGCCAGCTCGGCTATCGCGGCAGCATTGTCCACTATGTGGGGATGAGCCACTATTTCCGGCTGGCGGCGGTGGGCGAAAGCTATCGGGTGGGCGCGGGTGGCGATCCGCTGTGCACCCCGGCGCGCGCCTGGCACCGGGCGTTCTTCGGCGAATGCCTGGTGCTGGGCTTCTCGCCCATCGCGTCGCTATCCTATGAAGTGCTGGCGCAGCATTGCCCGGAAGACTGGCAGCAGCGCGCCTTCGATGGCGCGCCATCACGCACCGGGTGGGACCCGCCATCGGCGCTGCTTTCGCCCGCCAATGCCACGGCGATGGCCTGGTTGCGCGCGGCGGCGGCGGCATTCACCGGCCTGATGCGCGAAGCCGGCGCGCCGGTGCGCTTTCAGGTGGGCGAACCGTGGTGGTGGATTTTCCCCGATGGCCGCATCTGCCTGTACGACGATGCCGCGCGCGCCGCGTTCGGCGGCGATCCGCCCGCCATCGCCGATATGCGCGCGCCGCTCG